GAGAGGGAGGCCGCTAGACAAACCGTTAAAGAGGCAGGTGACGGAACAACAACTGCTACGGTACTAGCACACTCTATTTTAAAAGAGGCATTTGAAACAAAGGACTACAACTCAAGAGAGGTAAGAGATGGAATAAGCTCTGCCGTTGAAAAGGTTGTAGCGTACTTAGAAAGTAAAGCTGTAGATGTGAGTGGTGATATGCTAAAACAGGTCGCAACAATATCATCTAACAATGACTCAGTTTTAGGGTCAATGATAGCTAAAGCTTTTGAAGACGTTGGCGAGAATGGTGTAGTAAGTATGGAAATATCTAATGACGAGGAAACATCCGTAGAGGTTGTGGATGGTGCATCGTTAGACAAGGGCTTAAAGAACCATCACTTTATTAATAACAAAGAAAAAGGTTCCTGTGAGTTAAGTAACCCACTGGTGTTAATCGTAGAGAGCAAGATACCTAACGTAAGGAAGGTTCAAAGCATTCTTGAGTACATCATTAAGAACAAAAAAGAATTATTGATTATCGGGGATGCTGATGAGCAACTTGTTACAGCAGTCTCAATGAACGTATCTAAGGGAAACATCAAGGCAAATATTATTGACGCACCTGATTACGGTATTAATAAGAAGCAGACGCTACAAGACTTTGCGGTACTAACGGGGGCTACAGTGATAAACGAAGACCTTGGTGACGATATGGACTTGATTGATGTAAGTCACTTAGGGACTTGCTTAAAGTCAATAACAACATCTGACGAAACAATCATTCAAGTAGACGGAATGAGTGATGACGTTAAGGACTTAATTAAGCAGCTTAAAAAGGAGTTAAAGACCACAAAGATTAACGGCAAGAAACACTTACTTGAGAAAAGACTTTCAAGACTTGGAGGCAAGGTAGGAGTTGTTAAGGTGGGTGCAAACTCGGAGGTTGAATTAAAAGAAAAAGCTGACAGGGTTGAAGATTCAATCTGTGCAACTAAGGCAGCGATTAAAGAGGGTATACTTCCAGGTGGAGGTATTGCTTTACTTAATGCTAGTGACAATATTAAATCTAAGAATGTAGGAGAGGCAATATTGCTAAAGGCGATAAAAGCACCATTCCAAACAATAATGGACAATGCTGGTGTTAAAATTGGATTTGTAAACTCAGAAGAGGGTTTAGGAGTCAACGTAATAACAGGAGAGATTGTTGATATGGTTAAGTCTGGAATAGTTGACCCACTACTTGTTACAAAGAGTGCATTGAAGAATGCGGCATCTGTAGCTAATACGATACTAGCAACCGATTGTGTAATTAATAACTTAAGAGCATAATGAAAGCAGTAGGAAAGTATATGTTGATAGAGCCTGTAAAAGAAAACGAAGTATCTACAAAGGGTGGTTTAATCTTAGGAGAGAGCCACAGAGAGGATATAAGATACAGGGAGGCAAAAGTAAAGACCATAGGAACATTAGTTGAAGGAGTACAGGATGGAGATACCATATACTACGACAGACACTCAGGGTTTGATATGGAGATTGATAAGGTTATTTACAAGGTCATTAAAGAGTTTGACGTAGTAGTTGTTTTGTAATGAGAGGGGGTAAGTTAGAGTACTCCGACTTAAGAGAGTTTAAGATACTTAAGCACTATAGAGTTATTCGGAAGTGGGTTGCTAAAAACAACGACATTAGTACGGCAGACTTAGAGGTGTTAATATACTTAGACTGTGTAGGATTCTTCAACAGGTTAGACTTTATAGATGGTCAGTACTCACACAGTTGGGATAGCGCAAGGTGGTCTAGGCTTATGGATGGTGGCTGGATAACTATATTCTCAAAAAGAGATAGGGTACACGCTAAGAAGAATACCTATAAAGTATCATTTAAAGGCAAGAACCTTATTAATAGAATCTACAAGATAATGGTTGGAGAGGAAGACATACCAACAAGTAAAAGAAGAAACGAAATAATGAAGGGCGGGTCTTACACAAGCAAGGTTCTTATTAAATCAATAAAAGACGTTAACAAAGATAAAACAATAAACAATGGGATATAAAACAAAGTCAATGATTAATCAAAGGGGACCTGGACAGCTACCTGGTTTTGACATTGAAAACTTAAAGTCAATAGATAACAACCTAAAGAAGTTGACGACGAAGTTTAAAGGAATTAACGAAACCAAAGCAATTCAAGAGATTAGAAAAAAAGAAGGACCTAGTGGTGCGATTAATACTTCTAATTTACTTCAAGAGAATCTAAACAAAGAAAGCTCTAAATCTAGTTCCCCAACAAAAGCTAAGAAAAAGTTGATAGAAGGACGTAAATTAAAACGCTCTCAAAGAAAAGAAGTTAGAGAGGCTGGGAAAGAAGCTGCAAAAGATGTTGATACAAGTTTTAAAAAAGCTGAACTAGCAGGAACAGATTTTAATTCTTTATTAATTGGTACGATTCAAAATCTTACATCATCATCAAAAGCTTCAAGCAAAAAAAGAAAAGTAAAAAAAGCAGCTAAAGATACGAAAAGAGAAATGCTTTCTAAAGGTAGACCAACAGAACCTATGGGAGAACTGGGAAATAAAAAATCTCAGACATTAAATGCTATAAAGACAAGTATAGCTCCTGAGAAAAGTAAAGTTACTGAGGCAAGTGCAGTTACTAAAAATACGAATAAAACTAATACAGCTCCTATACCTGGAAGCGACCCATTTTTAGTACCTAAAACAGTTTTTAAGGAGCAAGTAAAACCTATGTATGAATATGGTCCTATCGCTCCTAAAAGCGGCAACACTGATATGAATAAATCTTTTGGTCGAAAAATTTACGATGTTACTGAACAAACGGGTAAAGATGCAGCATATGCTCTTACTAGACCCGCTAGTAAACAAATGGAACAAGACCAAAGAGATTATAAGACTTTAGGAATGACTGATGAAGTTATAAAAGTTGGTAAAGACTTTGATAAAAAAAGAGACTTTGCTAGAGGTTATCTTAAAAATACTCCAACCCCACCAAGTGCTATTGATGTTGAATACAACAAACAAAGAAAAATTAAATCAGAAGAAAGAAATCTTCAAATAGAACAGGACAAAGCAGATGCACGTAAAAGATTAAAACTGACAGGAGTTCCAATGATGGGTGACGGATTCAATAAAGGAATGTTAAGAAAAAACAAATACAAAAAGTAATATGAAAAATATACTCAATCAACTAGGAGCAACAGCAACTAACCTAGATGGGGCAAATCCACAAGAGATGCAAGCGTTAGGGATGAACCATATGGGTCCTGCTGTTCAAGGTCCTATGGCGAATAACCCTATGACTCCAACAACAGACCCTACTGCAATTTCCCCAGTAGTTCCAACAGATAATAATTTTTCACCAAAAACCAAATCAGTTGCTGACTACACATACGGTAGTGATGTATCTAGAGGTTACTAAAAACAAAGCTATGAAAAGTAAAAATATGGTAAAGACAAAAAGAATGTATGCTCCAGCTCAAGGGTCTGATGCAATATGGGATGGCCCGTTAAATATGGACAATATGCCAAGAGGTAAGGGGTCTAGCAGTGGTGCAAATGGCATTCAGCTATTAGCTAAAAATATGCCAGCTTATATTCCAGGACCTATCACTGAGATAGCAAAGGGATTTGACGGAGAAGGTATGAACTAGAAGTTTTGGAAGACTTTAAGCTTTGCGTTGCCAATGCGTTGGTAATGATGATAACTATGTCAGACATAGAGGTCATACTTAAAATAATTTTATTATTAGTCACAATAGGTTACACTACTTTTAAGTGGTTGTCTGTTGCTAAAAAATATAAAGATGGAAAAGATAAGTAAACATATATCATATAAGGAAGGGGTTAGAAGTTCTACCGCTAAGAGATTAAGCATAGATAACACTCCTAACGAGTTTGATTTAGATAGAATGAAGTCTATATCCAAAAATATATTTGAACCTCTTAGAGAGGCTGTAAATGGCCCTATACGCATAAATAGCTTCTTTAGGTGCAAGCAACTCAATAGAGAGGTAGGTGGAAGTGGTGCGTCTCAACACTGTAGAGGAGAAGCTTTTGACTTAGATGACTCTTACGGTCATATGTCAAATGCAGATATGTATAAGTTTATTAAGAACAACCTTAGCTTTGACCAAATGATATGGGAATTTGGTGACGATGAGAACCCTGATTGGATTCACGTTTCTTATGTTTCGGAAGACAAGAACAGGAATAGGTGTTTGAGAGCTATAAAGGAAAATGGTAGAACTGTTTATATTGTAAAGTAATGGCAAGCAAAGTAAGCAAGAAAGATATGGCTTGCAACAAGCCCAAGAGAACATCTGGTCACCCAAAGAAGTCACATATTGTAAAGGCTTGTACGGGTGGAAAGGAAAAGTTAATTAGGTTTGGTCAGCAAGGTGCTAGTACAGCAGGAAAACCAAAGACTGGAGAGTCTGATAAGATGAAAGCTAAAAGAAAAAGTTTTAAGGCTAGGCACGGAAAGAACATAGCTAAAGGTAAAATGTCTGCTGCTTACTGGGCAGACAAAGTTAAATGGTAAACAATAATAAATAAAAAATGGATAAGTCAAGAAAAAGAATCTCACAAGATTACGCAAGAAACGCTATTGTAGATGGAGACACCAAGGCGGGTAGATACGAAAAAAAGATGGCAGTAAAAGAAGCTGCTGGAGAAGGACCTTCTATGAAGTCTGAAATTTACATGGCAGGAACTTCTATGGGTTCTGGCAAAATGTCAAAAAGCGGTATTATGCAGTGTGGAAGCTGTATAGGCAAGCATATGAAAGGTAACAGTGGTATTAATATGAGTGCTGACCTTAAGTATATGCCAATTATAGACAGAGAAAAAGATGCAATGAAAAAAGGCGATAGGTAGTATGGGGTTTAAGTTATCTAATCCACCATATAAGAACGAACCAACCCCAGTCTATGAATTAGACTTGGGGCCTGGCGTTCTTGGGCAGAGTAATAACAACGGCACTATCATAATAAATGATAAGCTAGACCCTAAGTTTCACGATGAGGTTATTGGACATGAAGAGGTTCATATCAATCAAATGGCTAGAGGAGACTTAGATTATGACGACAAGAACATTTACTGGAAGGGAAAGTCTTACTCAAAAAACAATGCCAAGATAGCTATGGCTAGTCCTGCAAATTCTCCTTGGGAAAAAGAAGCCTACAGTAAGTCTAAGACTAAATATAAAGATAAAAAATACAATGTCTAAAAAATTTAAGGATACAAAGTTAGGTGCATTTTTAGGCAATGCTGCGCCACACATATTAGAGGTAGCTGGAGATTTACTTCCAGATGCTGGTGTGTTAGGTATTGTAAAGAACCTCATTGAAAAAGATGATAAAATTAAACCTGAGGATAAGAAGGTAGCTTTAGCAAAGACAAAAGAAATGTATGAGCTAGAAGTTAAAGACAGAGACTCAGCAAGAAGTAGAGAGGTTGAAGTTAAGAAAACAGGTAGTAAGGATATAATGATGATGCTGACAGGTATTGTTGGATTGTTGTCGTTTATGTTTATTATATACGCAGTAGTTTACGAGGAGGGTGTTTTACACAACGAGCTGTTCGTTCACTTGATGGGTATGGTAGAGGGTGTGGTAATATCTAACATTTTTGCATACTATTACGGGTCATCAGCAGAAAAATAGCAAAAAGTAAGTAATTATAAAAAGAGTAAGAATCAAATTTAATTTAATATGAACAGAATTACAGATGAAGAGCTAGAGCTTATCAGAGAGCAACAAACAAAAATTGCTCAAATTAAACAAGACATCGGAACACTAGAACTTAGGAAGCACGAGGTTATGGGCGTAATGCTTGATGTAAATCAAGAAGTCGAAGAAACAAAAACCACACTAGAAGAAAAGTATGGTCGTGTAAACATTAACCTTGATGACGGGACTTATACCGAAGTTGAGGAAGAAGAATCTAAGTAATGAGTAGTGTTATAAGAAAAATCAGCATAGGGTCTGATTACAAGAATGAAGCAATGCATTATTCTGTTGGGCAACAAGTATATGGTGGTCACGAAATATCTGATATTCTCCTTGACGAGAAAGATAAATCTTATAACATTTATATTCAAAAAAATGAAGAGACATTGCCGTGGAAGAAGTTCAACTCTAATATGGCAATATCTGTTGAATACGACTTGCAGTATTAATGAAAAGTATTCACGATTTTATCGTAAAACCTATAGAGGGTCGATACAATAATACTGTTAAGGTTGACGAGGTTGACCTTATAGTCAATACAAGAATTGAGGAATTTAAAAGCGTGAGTAAAGTTGCCGAAGTGGTGGCTTTACCATTAGCTATAAAAACTAACATAAAAGTTGGGGATAAAATCATAGTACACCACAACGTATTTAGAAGATTCTATGACATTAGAGGAAACGAAAAAAATAGTAGGAGTTTTATTAAAGAAGATATGTATGCTTGTTCACCTGAGCAGATATACCTGTATGGAGCAAATAAGACTCATCTTGATTATTGTTTCGTAAAGCCAGTAGAAAACGATAGTATATTTTCTTTAACAAAAGAAAAGCCACTTGTAGGATTTCTAAAGTATGGAAACAAAGGACTAACTAACTTAGGGATAAACAAAGGAGACCTTGTTTCGTTTAGACCAACATCTGAGTTTGAGTTTGTTATAGATGGAGAATTATTATATTGTATGAAATTAATTAATATCGTTGGTAGTTATGAAGGTAAAGGAGATGAAAGAGAGTATAATCCTAGCTGGGCAAAAAGCAGTTGTTGAACTGATTAAAGTTGCTGAAGAAGCTATTATAGACTCAGGAGATGACATAACAGCAGATAGATTGAAAAATGCAGCAGCAACTAAAAAACTTGCAATATTTGACGCATTTGAAATACTACAACGCATAGAAAATGAAAAAAATTTGTTAGAAAACAAACCAAAAGAAGAAACTAAAAAGAAAGAGTTTAGAGGGTTTGCTGAAGGAAGGGCTAATACTAATTAGTATGTACGAGCAAAGTTTATACAAGGTATTAGACAACTACATAAAACCATCTACTCTAAAGAAAAAAAATAATGATAAGTCTTGGAAGTACGGGTACGATGAGGATTTTGATATTATTGTAATAAGTAAAACAGGTAAAATAGGAGAGATTTATGAAATACAAAATCTTAAGATAGCATTACCTGCTGAGTTTGAAACTCATAACTTTAAAGATAAGAAGTGGTCTCATACAGAATATCCAAAAGAATTAGCTAGAATAAAAACAATCTTTGATTGGAAGGAATACCCTGAAGATTTTAAAGAACAATGGTACGATTATATTGAGAAAGAATTTGAAAGAAGAGAAAATGGATTTTGGTTTAGTAATAAGGGTAGTTCTACTTACATTACTGGCTCTCATTATATGTACTTGCAATGGTCAAAAATTGACGTTGGACAACCAGACTTTAGAGAATCAAATAGATTATTCTATATATTCTGGGAAGCTTGCAAGGCAGACACAAGGTGCTTTGGAATGTGTTACCTTAAAAATAGACGGAGTGGATTCTCCTTTATGTCTTCAGGAGAGACAGTCAACCTTGCTACGATATCAGTTGATTCCAGATATGGAATACTTTCAAAGTCAGGGCCTGATGCAAAGAAAATGTTTACCGATAAGGTTGTACCAATCTCAGTCAACTATCCGTTCTTCTTTAAGCCCATACAAGATGGTATGGACAGACCAAAGACTGAACTTGCATATAGAGTGCCAGCATCAAAGTTTACAAGAAAGAAACTTGACTCTAATGAGCAGCAAGAAGATATCAAAGGGTTGGATACTACTATTGATTGGAAGAATACAGGTGACAACTCCTATGATGGAGAAAAACTAAAGCTACTTGTACACGATGAATCAGGTAAGTGGGAGAGACCAAGCAACATACTAAACAACTGGAGGGTTACAAAAACCTGCTTAAGACTAGGTAGTAGGATAATAGGTAAATGTATGATGGGTTCAACATCTAACGCTTTAGATAAGGGAGGAGAAAACTTTAAAAAACTTTACTATGCATCAGACGTTACGAGAAGAAACAGCAATGGACAGACTGCTTCAGGACTATATTCTTTGTTCATACCTATGGAATGGAACTACGAGGGATACATTGATTCTTATGGACTACCTGTCTTTGACACTCCAGAAAAAGCGGTTAAAGACCCTTACGGAAATTTAATTAAACTAGGGGTAATAGAGTACTGGGACAATGAAGTAGAAGGACTAAAAGGAGACCAGGATGGATTAAATGAATTTTATAGACAGTTTCCAAGAACAGAGCAACACGCTTTTAGAGATGAAGCTAAAGAATCTATATTTAATCTAGCAAAAATATACCAACAGATAGACCACAATGAAGGAATGAAGTCTAGTTCATTAGTAACTAAAGGAAACTTTCAGTGGGAGAATGGAATTAAAGATACAAGGGTAGTTTTTATGCCAAACTCAAACGGTAGGTTTCATATAACTTGGATTCCTCCTGTTTCTTTACAAAACAGAATTGTCTCTAAAGGTGGAATAAATTATCCAGGCAATGAGCATTTAGGTGCTTTTGGATGTGACCCTTACGACATATCAGGAACGGTAGATAAAAGAGGTTCTAATGGTTCTCTTCACGGACTAACTAAGTTTAGTATGGAAGATGCTCCAAGTAATCACTTATTTTTAGAGTACATTGCAAGGCCTCAGACAGCAGAGATATTTTTTGAGGATGTATTAATGGCTTGCGTATTTTACGGTATGCCAATACTAGTAGAGAATAACAAACCAAGACTATTGTATCACTTTAAAAATAGAGGGTATAGAGGATACTCAATGAATAGACCCGATAAAAAGTATACAAGACTATCAGTAACAGAAAGAGAGATTGGTGGAATACCTAACTCTAGTGAGGATATAAAGCAGGCACACGCTGCTGCAATAGAAACATATATAGAAGAGCTTGTAGGAATATTAGGTGATGATGAAATGGGGGATGTGTACTTTCAAAGAACTCTAGAAGATTGGGCAAGGTTTAATATAAACAATAGGACATCACACGATGCATCTATAAGCTCAGGATTAGCCATTATGGCTTGTAACAAAAATCGTTACGCACCGATAAACAGGGTAGCAATAAAAAATATAAATTTAGGGTTTAAGAGATACGACAACTCTGGAAGTTATTCAAAAATAAGAAATTAAATGAACGTAAGCGCAAATCCAAACAGTGTATTTCCTAGCCAAGTTGTTAGTGACGCAGAAAAATCAAGCCTTGAATATGGAAGGCAAGTTGCCCAAGCTGTAGAATCGGAGTGGTTTAACCAAGGAGGCTATGGGAATAGATTTGCTACAAATTTTAATCACTTTAATAGTTTAAGATTATACGCAAGGGGAGAACAACCAGTTCAAAAATATAAAGATGAGCTTGCTATAAACGGAGACCTCTCTTATTTAAATCTAGATTGGAAACCCGTACCTGTAATTTCAAAGTTTGTAGATATCGTTACAAACGGTATGACAGAAAAAAAATATGAGATTAGTGCTTACGCACAAGACCCTGAATCAATAAAGAAAAGAACTGACTACGCTTCTGCTTTAATGGAAGATATGGCAGCAAAAGAGCAACTATTAAAACTTAAAAACAATTTAGGTATAGATGCTTTCAATACTAGCAATCCAGAAGAATTACCTCAGTCTAAAGAAGAGTTATCTCTTCATATGCAACTTGACTATAAGCAATCAATTGAAATAGCAGAAGAAGAGGTTATAAATCAAGTACTTGCTAAAAATAAATTTGATGAAATAAGAAAAAGATTTAACTACGACTTAACTGTTATAGGTATAGGGGCTGTCAAAACAACTTGGAATAAAGCTAATGGGGTAAAGGTAGAGTACTGCGACCCTGCAAACTTAGTTTACTCATACACTGAAGACCCTAACTTTGAAGACATATATTATATTGGAGAGGTTAAGGGTGTTACAATACCTGAGCTTAAAAAACAATTCCCTAATATACCTCAAGAAGAACTAAAAAGAATTGAGGAGATGCCAGGCAATAGAGACCGTATAACTGGATGGAAAGGATATGATGAAAACACAGTTCAAGTTTTGTATTTTGAGTACAAGACTTATAACAATCAAGTATTTAAAATAAAAACAGGACTAAACGGATTAGAAAAAGTTATACAAAAGTCAGACGACTTTAATCCACCTGAAAACGATACATTTAAAAAAGTATCAAGAAGTATAGAGGTCCTTTATTGTGGGGCTAAAGTTCTTGGAACAAACACTATGTTAAAGTGGGAGTTGTCTGAAAATATGACAAGACCTTTTGCTGACACAACTAAGGTTGAGATGAACTATGTTCTTTGTGCGCCAAGAATGTACAACGGAAGGATTGAATCCGTTGTAAGTAAGATTACAGGGTTTGCCGATATGATTCAAATTACACATTTGAAGCTACAGCAAGTTATGACAAGGATGGTCCCTGACGGAGTTTTCTTAGATGTTGACGGTTTAGCAGAAGTTGATTTAGGAAACGGAACTAACTACAATCCAGCAGAAGCTCTTAGTATGTACTTCCAGACAGGTAGTGTTTTAGGTAGGTCTATGACACAAGATGGAGAATTGAACAGAGGCAAGGTTCCAATTCAAGAGCTTACAAGCTCAAGCGGAGGTGCTAAGATACAGTCTTTAATACAGACATATCAGTACTACTTACAAATGATAAGAGATGTTACAGGATTAAACGAGGCGAGAGATGGTTCTGCTCCAGCTAAAGATGCACTCGTAGGACTTCAAAAGATGGCCGCTAATCAATCCAATGTAGCAACAAGACATATACTTCAAGCAAGTTGTTATTTAACGCTTAGAGCCTGCGAAAATATATCTATGAGAATTGCTGATTCCTTACAGTTTGCTTTAACGGCTAACTCTCTTAAGAACAGTATTACTATTTTTAATGTAGAAACATTAAAAGAAATATCTAATTTAAATTTACATGACTTTGGAATATTTTTTGAGTTAGAGCCTGATGATGAGGAGAAAGCACAATTAGAGCAGAACATTCGAGATGCTTTAAAGATGGGAGGAATAAACCTTGAGGACGCTATTGACATAAGGAGGATAAAAAATCTTCAACTTGCAAATGAAATGCTTAAGGATAAAACAAAAAAGAAAATTCAACAAGCACAACAAGCACAACAAGCAAATATACAAGCTCAAAGTCAAGCTAATGCACAAGCATCTGAAGCTGCTGCAATGGCTGAAACTCAAAAGCAACAAGTAATAACAGCAGAAAAAATTAGTATTGAGCAAGCTAAATCTCAGTTTGAAATAGAAAGAATGCAAGCAGAGGCTGAAATAAAAAGAGGTCTTATGTCTGAAGAGTTTAACTTTAATATGAAACTAGCTCAGATTAGAGCAAATGCTGAAATTTCAAAAGAACAAGATATTGAAGATAGAAAAGATAAAAGAATAAAGATACAAGGGACTCAGCAATCTGAACTGATTGACCAAAGAAAAAATAACTTATTACCGAAAAACTTTGAAAGTTCAGGTAATGATGTATTAGGGGGAATTGGATTAGACGAGTTTAACCCAAAATAAATAGAATTTTTTAATTTATATTATATTATATTATGTCAGAAGAAGTAAAACAAGAAGGAGACTTTAAAATAAAAAGTAAACCTAAAATGAAAAAGTTTAATAAGGAAACCGAAACTATTAAAGTGGATTTATCCGATAATAAAAAAGTTGAGGAAGAAGTTATTAAAGTTAACTTAAAAGAAGAGGATGCCAATAAAAAGCAAGAAGCAACAAACGTGGCTACAGATAAACCAGCCGAAATTGTACCAGAAGTGGAAGCAGAAGTATCATCAGGGGAAAGCCCCATTCAAAATGAAGGGTTTGCTGGCATCCAAGAAATAACTGGAGAAGAAGTAAAAGAAGAAGTAATAGAAGTTACTAAAGAAATAAAGGAAGCAATTAGAGATGAACGTGTTTCAGGAAAGCCACTTCCTGAAAATATTGAAAAACTTGTTTTATTTATGGAAGAAACAGGTGGCAATGTTGAAGACTATGTTAGATTAAATGCTGACTACAGTAATGCAAATAAAGATACATTATTAAAAGAGTACTATAAAAAAAGTAAACCGCATCTTGATGATGACGAGATTAATTTCCTTTTAGAAGATAAATTTTCGTATGACGAAGACTTAGATGAAGAAAGAGATATACGCAAGAAAAAGCTTGCGTTCAAAGAAGAGGTTCAAGAAGCCAAAAACTTTTTAGAAGACTTGAAGGGTAAATATTACGATGAGATTAAGTTAAGACCAGGCGTAACCCAAGAGCAACAAAAAGCAACGGAGTTCTTTAACCGATACAACGAAGAGAATAGCTTAAATAGCCAAAAGCACGACAGGTTTAAAAAGGCTACATCTGAAATGTTCAACAACGACTTCAAAGGTTTTGATTTCGAGGTTGGAGAAAAAAAATTCAGGTATGGTGTTAATAATCCAACAAGTCTTGCTGACAAACAATCTGAACTTTCTAACATAATCGGGAAGTTCCTGAATAACAAGGGAGAAATTTCAGACCACAAAGGTTACCACAAAGCTATGTATGCTGCGTCTAACGTAGACAAAATTGCAGGTCACTTTTATGAGCAAGGTAAAGCCGATGCTGTTAAGGAGGTTGTGAATGGTTCGAAGAATCTATCAGACCAACCGAGGCAGACTTCTGGTGATAGCGTGTTTATAAATGGGATTAGAGTTAAGTCTGTAAGCGGAGCGGACTCTTCAAAATTAAAAATTAAAAAAACAAACTTTAAAAATTAAAAAAAAATGGGACAATTTATTCCAAGCTCAAGCGACCCTCTAGGGAAGTTTAATTTAAGTCCGATGCCTACTAAAAGTGCATCACCTTTTAATTACATTGATTTTACTGGAGAAACAGGTGGAAACTTTGCACAACAATATCTACCAGAGATTTACGAAGCTGAAGTAGAGCGATACGGAAACAGAACTCTATCAGGATTTTTAAGAATGGTAGGTGCTGAAATGCCAATGACTTCTGACCAAGTTGTATGGTCTGAGCAAAACAGATTGCATATTGGGTATAAACTAGCTACTGTTACGGTAGCAACTGGCGTTATTGCTTTACCAACGAATGGTGACGATGGAAAGGCTACTAAAAATGCTATCAGAGCAAAAAATACTGTTGTATTACAAGCTACTGCTGGTACAGGTGTAGGGACAACTATTACTGCTTATGTTAGTGCTGTTACTGCACTTAACGTAACTGTTCTTCCTTATACTTCTGCTAATTTAGCAGGTGCTGGATTTGGAGCTGACTCAATATTTAGCTTATTTGTTTATGGTTCTGAATTTGCTAAAGGAACAAATGGGATGACAGGTTCTTTAGAAGCTTCTTTCACTCAGTTTAGCAACAAGCCAATTATCAT